TTTAGGGGAAAGTGTTCTGATATTGCCAAAAACATAATATCTTCTGAGAGAGGATTAGAGTCAAAGAAAAAAATTTATATTGAAGAATCTGCAAACTCAATTAAATTTGTCTCAAACTTTTGGAGTCCTGTTAAATGCCTAAACTATGTTTCTGAAAGAGCTGTAAATTATAAAGATAGTCCAACTTACTATTTTTATGAAAACAGAAATGGATTTAATTTTGGAAGTTTACAAAACTTAGCAGTTCAACCTCCAGTTCAAACGTTTACATATGATGCATATTCTAGAGATTTTAACAGTAATGGTCAGTCAATAAAAAATATTGAGGAAGAATACAAAAGAGTTAGAGATATTTCTGTGCCTGTTGTTTATGATTATATGGAAAGAATACGATCAGGAACATATACTTCAAAATTAATAACTCATGATCTGGCAACTAAACAGTATAATGTTAGAACTTTCAGTATGTTAAACAACTTCAATAAAGAAGACACACTAAATCAAAATCCAATATCTTCAAGTAAAAATATCGCCTTTCCTGATGCTGCTTTGATGACAAAACCTCTTTGCAATTTTAACTTTACTGGCTATGGAGATGTTACGACTAGCGATAAAGCATTGAAAAGAGTTTCTAAGATAAAACAGTTTAGATCTAATGCTATTGAGATAGTAGTTCCTGGCAGAACAGATTATACTGTTGGACAACGTGTTACTGTTATTTTTTATAAAAATACTCCATTGGCAGCAGGAGAAGATATTAAAGACCATATTGATAAAATCTATACTGGAACATATTTGATATCAGCAATAAACCATTATGTTAGTAGAAAAGAACACGAGTGTAATTTAGAATTGATAAAAGATTCGTATATAGTTGATTTAGATGAGGGGGGAGTAATATAGTGCAAATTTATACTGGTGTTGTTGAGAATAGAATGGATCCTCTAAAACTTGGTCGATGCCAAGTTAGAATAGTTGGAGTACATACTCACAATACAGCAGAACTTCCTACCAGTGAGTTACCGTGGGCATATCCCATGCAACCAACGACCTCTGCTGCTATTAGTGGCATAGGATTTAGCCCAACAGGTCCAGTTGAGGGAACGTGGGTTGTAGTTTTATTTAGAGACTACCCAGAAAACCAACAACCTATTATAATTGGAACTGTTGGTGGTATTCCACAAGCTCCTGTTTCTATAGATGCTGGATCAACTGGAGTTGTATTGAAAGATGAATATGGAGTAGCAAAAAATAACACTGATGTAATTGTTGATGATGGTGGAACAATTAATTATTCAGGCGATGTCGGGGAAGAAACAGAATTATCTACAACCCCTTCATATACAGGACTAAGACCTGTTAAAGATTTTTCCTCAGTAAGTCAAGCAGGTATTAATTTAATTAAACAATTTGAAGGAAAAAAATTAAAGGCATATCAAGATATAGTTGGGGTTTGGACTGTTGGATATGGAACTACTTATATTCTGGGTCAACCAGTACAAGCAAATAGAGAAATCACTGAAGAAGAAGCAGAGAAATTTCTTACTGATGATTTAAAAAATAGATTTTTACCAGCTGTTAAGAGATCAGTTCGAACATTAGTAACCCAATCTATGGTAGATGCACTTTGTTGTTTTGTTTATAACGTGGGTAGTGGCAATTTACAGCAATCAACTCTTTTAAAAGAATTAAATTCAGGTAAGTATGCAAATGCTGCTGCCAGATTTAATGATTGGGTTTATGCTGGTGGCAAAAAAGTTAATGGTCTGATAACTAGAAGAAACGCTGAACGTGAATTGTTTTTATCAGAGGGATTGCCAAATATACAGGGTGGACTTACGCCAATGGCGCAACCAGCAGTTCCAGTTGGTAATTCTTCTACTGATTCAAAAGGAAACACTATTGAGCGTTCAACTGGAACTTCTGATAATAATGTTTCCACACAAATAGGATTTAGAGATCCTACTGGAAAATATCCTCTTTACATTAATGAAGCTGATACGAATAAATTAGCAAGAAACGAAGACATTTCAAATACGATAGTATTTAAGAAGATAGCTTCACGTGATACAGGAGTTGAAATAGCTAACTCAACTTCTACCTGGGATCAAAGTCCTATACCGTATAATGCACAATATCCATACAATCATGTACATTACAGTGAATCTGGTCACGTGTTTGAATTTGATGACACACCAAACTCAGAAAGAATTAATCTACATCATACCTCTGGAACTTTTACTGAGATAGATGCAAATGGAACTCAGGTAAACAGAATAGTTGGTGATGGATATGAGATATTAGAACGTAATGGTTATATTCATATACTTGGTTCTCAATTTGTTACTGTTGAGGGATCCCAAAAAGTTAAAGTTGTAAACACACTAGATTTGGAAGTTGATGGAGCAACCACTATTAATATTCACAACAATGCTACAGTTAATATTAGTGGTGATGCTAAGATGTCAGTTGGCGGAGAGTATGCATTAAAAGCTGCTTCTATTAAGATGGAAACCACTGGAAATATTGACATTAAAGCAGGTGGAAATTTTGCAGTAGATTATGTTCGTGGAGACTTTGGTACTGGTGCTGCTTCTAGTGGATTGTCTGCTCCTGGATCAACAAAAACACCATTATCTCCAAACTTTAGTAGTCTTTCAATGATTAATCGATCTTTGTCATCAGCTCAAACATTTGAAACTCCAGAGGAAGGAGATCCTGCAGGATATAGAGCTAGACAAATAGAGCAAGGCAACATTTCTTCTGATGAACTTGATTCAGGACAAAAATCTGATTCAGTTGTTCCATCTAAAAATAATATAGTACCAAAGGAAATAGATTGTGATTTTATTCAAACTATGGATACTAGCCAATTTGGTCCATCTTTAGTTTTATCAAAGTATTTTAATCTTGGGCAAGTAACTTCTAATTGGACCAGAAGACCACGGAATCAATTTGGACTTACTCCACAAGATATTGTTTGTAACCTTAGAAATTTATGCGTAAACGTATTAGATCCTGTAAAAGAACGTTGGCCAAATATGATTATTACCAATGCATTTAGAAGACCTGGAGATGTTTCAGCTTCTTCTAAAGTTTCTCAACATTATAAAGGACAGGCAGCTGATATTGTTTTAGGAGGATTTAGTAGGACAGAACACTACGAAGCAATTCAAGAAATACAACAGTTAGTTCCTTACGATCAATTATTGTTAGAATATTCTGGACCGACTACTGTTTGGATTCACATATCTTTTATTACCAAAGGAATAAGAAAGCAGCACTTTACTATGAGAGACCATAGTCGAGTGTCAGATTTTGGAACATTTACTTTGATAACATAATATGGCTTGGTCACCGACAGACACAAATTTAGGAACTTATAATGAGTTGTCAGATGTTTCTGAGACTATAACTTATACCGATGGTGGCACTAGTTATACAGTTACATTAACACCACAGCAAACAGATCCTACTACGTTGACTTTGTCGAATGATGATCCAGCTACCATAACAGGATATTATGATAATGTATTTACAGACACTATACAATATAGAACGATAAATGATACTTTTGTAGATGTTACTAGTTTTAGCGATATAGATTTAGACGAGTTAAGTGAAATGATTTATTATGTTCCAGAATCTACAACCAGCAGAACATATAGTTATTTGGCTACTGCAGATGGACAATCTAAAACGTATACAATAACTATTAATAATGATTGGGATGCTGGAAAATTTTTACTAAAATCATATGTTAAAAGAACTGTTCCTTCTGGAATTGTTTGGATAAATAGTTCGGCTGAAACTGTAACTTGGTTAAACGCCAGAGGACAAGAAGTTACTTGGGAATAATTTAGATGGATATACCTAATAGTTTTGCAGATAAAAGTGGAACAATCCAACTTTCTTTGTTGGATGATAATTTTACCACTGTAGAAGACGATTTTAATACACTAAATGGTACTGTTACCACACTAAGTGGAACTGTTACTACACTAAGTGGAACTGTTGATTCGTTAAATACTACTGTTTCTGGATTGACATCTTCCCAGTGGACAACTTCTGGATCTGACATATATTATAATTCTGGCGACGTTGGTATTGGTACTACTAGTCCTGATTATAAACTTCATGTTGATGGAACAGCGTATTTTAATGCAAATGAGCTTACTGTAAGAGGCGGTTCTCCAACCATATATTTTAGAGACACTGATCAAATGTCAGCTATGCTCCATAATAATAGTAACTTACTATATGTTTTGCGTGGAGGAACTGACACGAGATCTTGGGTTCAAGTTAGTAGTCAATGGCCATTTATTTTTAATCTTTCTAATAATGCTGCTACCTGTGGTGGAGACTTTGCTGCAGTAGGAAACGTTACAGGATATTCTTCAGATGTAAGATTAAAAGAAAATATAGTTCCAATATCAAATGCTTTAGAAAAGGTAAACAAACTTCAGGGAGTTACTTTTGACTGGAAAGATGAAGCTATAAAATTGGGTTTTGTCCCCGAGCATAAACAATTTGATGCTGGAGTTTTAGCTCAAGAGGTTCAAAAAGTTCTTCCGCAGGCAGTTGCATATGCTCCGTTTGATCAGGAGTGGAGCGAGGAATTAAATAGAAATGTAAGTAAATCTGGAGAAGATTACCTTACGGTAAGATATGAAAAAATAGTTCCTCTATTAATTGAAGCAATTAAGGAATTAAGTGCAGAAGTTAAAAAGTTGAAAGGTGAGTAATGGCTCTACAGTCAAGTGGTGCAATATCAATTGCAGATATTAACACTGAGTTTGGTAGAGGAAATGATTTAAATTCTTACCGTGGAACTTCACATGCCAGTGGAACATTTAGTAGTGGTGCTATTTCGTTTAATGATTTTTATGGAAAATCAAACGCTATTGCAGTAAATGTTTCTTTTACTCAGTGTGTAGACCATTATGCTACAGTATATTATGATGGAAACGGTAATATAAGAATTCAAAGTAGAGAACCAAGTGGAAGTATTCATACTGGACGAGGCGATTGTGGAGGTAATGCGCAAGGAGATATAACTCGGTATACTTTTAGTAAGAGTGGACGCTCTAATATTAATGTGACCATATCTTCTTCTGGACGTAACGGATCTGGTTCTATAACAATTAATCAAAGTGTGAACAGTACGTATGGACCGACACAAGTTGGAGCAACAGATAGTTCTGGTGGAGCTGCAGGATATTCATTTACAATAGTAGGAACGATAACATAATAAGGAATAATATGGCAACATACGTTGAAGTTGATGAGAATAATGTGATACTTGGATTGTATATT